CTCTTTTCTACTTCTGATAAATCTTTTGCTTCCTCTTCTACTTTAGGAGAAACATCAAAGTCTTCTTTGATTTCATCCTGAGTAACTGGAGCAACTTCATTATCATCATCAAGAGATATTTCTACAGGCTCATCACTAACGTCATCGCCTTTAGCTCTCTTGTGTTCAGGCAATGCTGCCTTTTCAATTTTTTCTTCTGTAATTTCTACGTCTAGATTTTCTGCTTCACTCGCCATTATTTATCCTTATAAAGATTTAATATCGTTCGGATCCAAGATAGTACCAATTACATCGTCATCGTTTATGATTCTAACTTCGTTATCATCTTCTAAACGAAAACGTGAACCAGCGTATCTCCCTATTAATATCCAATCTCCTTTTTTACACCATGGTCTGTTTCCATACTTATCTGATTCTTGATAAGCAAGTGGACCTACTTTTAAAACGTATGCCACAACAGTTGATAAAGATTCTCTATCTACAGTTTCTTTAACAAGCTGGATGCCTCCTTCAGTTACTCCTTTGCCACGGTATGGCAAAACAAGTACACGCCATCCGGTAGGCTCTGGCATTCTTTCTAAAAGTGATTTGTTTAGTAGGGAAGGATCTAGAACTCTTTCTTCGTTTTTAACAAAAGCTTTATCTAGTTCTGATTTTTCTATTTTTTCTGCGACTTTTTCATTCATCGATATCATCCATTTGCAACGTTTCTCTTAGATCTTGTTGTAGGGAGCGCAACGCTGATAACTCTCCCATAAAGTATTTGTAATCTTCCATGGATTGTACATTTCCTGCTGAAAGACTGTCAACAATATTTTGCTCTCTTTGACGCAAAGTTTTAAAAATATATTCGGCTAATTTAATGCCGTCCATAATGTCTCTCTCCTAATTTATCTGATGCCTAATTTAGATAAATTAATCCTTGGTATATTTTGCATGCTTGGTCTTGGACTTGGCATGCTTGGCATTCTTGGTGTAATAGTTGGCATAGGAGGTAATTGTGGCATTCCTCTTACTGGTGCAATAGTTGGAGTTGGAATAAATTCTTGTTTAAATCTATTTGGTGCGGTAGATAACCCTCTCATTACTTCAACACCTTCATTGTAACTATCAATTAAATTTTTACCCATATTAGTTACATCTACTGGAGTTTGTCTAGGCACAGGCATTGGTGATGGCCTAGGAGTAGGTATTGGTGCCGGAGGAGTCATTTGAGGAGGAGGAGTAAATTCAATAGTTGGTCTATAAGTTCCGATATCTTTTCTTATTTTGGCGGCTCCTTCATTATAACTATCAATAAGATTTTGCCCCATATTGGTTACGTCTACTGGAGCTTGAGGTATGGGCGCTGGAGCTTGAGGTATGGGTATAGAAGCTAGATCCGGTGTAGGTGGTGGTGGTGGAAGCGGTAGTGTTCTTCGAACATAACCTTCAGGGTCAGGGACTGGCATAGGTCTAAGAATAACATCCTCTCCAGGAATAACTTCTCCTGTAACAGAATCAATAGCAAAATTTCTTGGATCAGGTCTATCTATAGGAGCTTCTTCTCTTCCTGTTCCTTCCATTGGTCTATCGGTTATGCCGGGAATGTTTAAATTTTTAAGAAAATCAGGAATGCCAGAAAAATCTATTTGTGAAAAATCAGGCAATCCAGATAAATCAATGCCTAATGGATTACCAGTATCAAACACGGGAATATTTGGTTGAGGAATTGTAGCCGCTTCTTCTCTAGCAGTAAGCTGACCTTCTAATTCAGCAATACGATCCATCATTTCTTGAAATCTTTGATCTTGTCTAGCACGCTCTGCTTCTCTAGCTTCTAGCTCTGCTTGACGAATAGGAGCTTGAGTTGCTTCGTATTGATCAATAAACTGTTGTCCCATAGGGCTTTGATATTGCCTCATGAACTGTTGACCTATTGGATCAGGCATTCTATCGGTTGGCATGAAAGCTTCGGTTGGTTGTGGTGGAGCTTGAAAACCCGGAGGTGTGTAATAAGCAGGTCCACCTACTACGCCAGTAGGTCTTCCTATTGGATATGGTTCAGGTGGTAATGCAGGTCTTGCTTGGCCAGGTGCTTGAGCATAACCTTCGGCGTATCCGGGGACACGTTGAGGTTGCCCATACATTTGGTTTTTTACACCCATAGGTGCAGAGAACGCATCACCAATTGCCATTAACAGATACCGCTAAACTTAGTGCCTCTCAAAGCTGCACCGCCACCTCTAGACTTTCCAGCACCGTATGGTTTTGGAGCGCCAGGATTTGGTACGCTTTCTATTTGCTTGTACTTAACAGTACCTTGGTCTTTGATGTTAACGCTTGATTTAACGTTTTTTGCTTTTTCCATTTTTCTTTTTCTTTCCAGCTTTCTGTAATGCAATAGCCACAGCTTGTTTTTGTGGCCTGCCAGTTTTCTTTAATTCTCTTATATTAGCAGAAATTGCCTTCTTACTGCTACCTTTTTTTAGAGGCAATCTTAATCCTTTTTACTTTTGCTTTTCTTGCTGGAGCTTTTTTTAGCTTTAGCTTTAACTTCAGCGGTTGCTTTTTTAAGGATAGCTTTTGCTTCTTTGTCGGCCGCTTTGGCGATTTTGTCGATGTCGATATTTGCATTCTCATGGACGATCTGTTTATTGCCATTTAACTTTTCCTCTTCTGCTTTAAGAGCAGCCTTGTTTACTGCTGCCATTTTTTGTCTAACTGTGCTCATTGTTTTCCTCGCATAATGTCCATAGCTTTGAACTGATTTTGTTGCTCTATTCTTTCACGAGCAATTGCATCCTTCATCATAGCTATTTCTTCTTGAATTGCCAATCTTTGCTGTGCAATCTGATTGCTTTGCATTGCCTTCATAGCATCGAATTGTTGACGTTGAGCAAACTCTTCACGCTTACGCTGAACATCGTCTGCCTTGATATCAAGTTCTTTACCTCGTAATTCTACCAATGGATCTGGCATTGGTGGAGCTGGCATAAAGACTTGATTAATTTGTTCCATCAATCCAGATACAACCGCAGCTACATCACGAGCCACAGAATCTTGCAACTGTTGCTGATATTGCATAGCAACTTCAGGAGGTAACATATTGATTTGTTGTAACATTTGTTGGAACTCAGGGTTCTGTGCATTTTGTTGATCTACTATTTCAGATGCTCTAAAAGATATGTGCTGATAGATATGCGATTGAATCAAGGACATAACCGCAGGATTGCTCTGTGCGGTAATGGTTCCATACAAAGATATATGAGCATTGATGTGAGCATCGTGATCTTGACCTGCAAACGCCTGTGCTGGTAATCCAGATATCAACCCTGCGTTTTCATTCGCTGGGTCAATAGGTTGCGGTTGCGGTGGTGGTGGCAAAAGCTGTTCAATGTTTTGCACACCCATAGCAGCGTACATTCTTCTATACGCTTCATAAATACCATTAGGTCCATGTATCTCAGGATTGCTTTGTACTGTCCTCAACATTTCTTGAGCCATCATTACTCGTTGACTCATGGAGAATGTATTCGGATCGGATACAGGAATAACATCTACTCTGTCATCAAAGTCTAAAGCTTTGATGTTTTGATTGCCGTTAGCAGTAAAGTACGGATAGCTTTCAGGTAAATACTGAGAAAATACTTTGGCCAACAAAGCAAACTCTACACGCTGGCTAGCATGCAGTCTTTTGTGAATAGCGGACATCACTCTAGTGCCACGCTCTAAGAGAGCAACCGTTGTACCGACTGGGGCGTTCTGATTAGCATCACCGACTTGTAAATCGGCTATGGATGCGAAACGCCGACCACTATCGACAAGGATCCCCAGGAGAGAGAGGAGAGTCTGAGAAGGTTCCTTGAACGGTAACGGTACAAAGGCGTCTCGCAAACTTCCTCCGGGAGCGTCCATGTCTCGGAACTCTCCGGGTTGTAGTGGTTGATCATCATTGCGAATACGAATTCCACGAGCTTTGAATCCAGCAGGTAAATTGGATAATGTACCTGCATCGATCAATTGTCGTAGAATTGAAGTTGAGGCTTTTGACAAGCCTCCGATCATGTGGGTTAGACCAAAGCCGTAAAAGCCTAGGCCTGGTAAAAACTTGTAGTGAACAAAGTAATTGATTCTCTCTTTGAGAGGATCGCCTTCTTTGTAGTTTCTTCTGATAGACAATACTTTGTTATCAGCAATGGTGACGATATACGGTAATTTAATACCAGTCTCTTCGCCTTCCATGTTTAAATCTTCAAAGCCGGGAATATCTAATTCAGTATGAATCTCATAAACTTTGCAAGTATCATCGTCTGAATAAGTTTTTCTGATACCTTGAATGTCATCGATCTCTTCTTGAATTTGATCGGTGCCTTCTAGGTCTACGCCGCCATTGTCTATGTCAACATCTCTGTAGAAGCCAACTTGCTGTAACTTGCGAATGTCGTTCATGGACATGTCTACTACGTGAGTAACACGAGTAGCGCTGCGTAAGTCAGTAGCACCGTAAGGTACGATCAAGTCTTCAGATGGAATAAATTTAGAGACAGCTCTGTTCATGGTTTGATCGTAGTAAACCTTTCTAAACGCTGAACCAGATAATGGTAGATAGAAAAGCATTTGATCGGTTTCAGGATCGTACTCTTTCATGACTTCCATAAGCTGGTAGTTCATGAACTCTTGCACACGAGCCGCTTGTTGTTCTACTTCAGGCGTAGCCATACCCATGACTTGAGCTTTGACAGG